TGGGACAGTGTAAGAAAAAACAAAGGATTGAGAAAGCGAGGTAGAGAATATGGCAAAGTTTGGTATCAATGACATTCTGAACGCAAAGACGAAAGCAGCAGGGCAGCAGGCACAGACAGAGGGATACAAAGAGATTTATTTAAGCCCTTACGAGGTAAAGGCAGCGCAGGAGAATACGCACCAGAGATTAGAGAACATAGAAGAGCTGGCAGACAGCTTTTTACACGTAGGACAGGAACAGCCTACAGTATTGGCGAGAGTAAACGGGGAATACCGTATAATCGACGGACACAGACGTAATGCGGCAAATATTTTGAACTTAGAGCGGGGGCATAAGGAGTATGAGAAAGTGCTTTACCGCTTTATGGAGATGAGCGAGGCAATGTATGAGCTGCGCTTATTGGCGGGCAACGGATATACGCAGGAACTTACAGCCTATGAAAAAACCAGATTAGTAGAGCGTACCAAAGCGGCGCTTATCAGAGCCAAGGAAGAGGACGGCTTAGAAATACAAGGTAAAATGCGTGATTTAGTGGCGGCTATGATAAACGAGAGCAGCACGAACGTAGCCAGAATGGACGCAATCAACAACAACGCAACGCCGGAGATTAAAGAGCAGCTGAAAGAGGGCAATTTAGGTATCACTGCTGCATACGAGGCAGCCAAACTGGACGAGGACGAACAGAAAGAAATAGCGGAAAAAGCAGCAGCGGGCGAAAATGTGAGGGCAAAGGAAATAGCGGAAAAAGTAGCAGAGAAAAAGGCGGGGGACGATTACGAAACACCGCACCCAGAGAGCATAACGTCTTTGTGCTATTCCTGCCAGAAATACAAGGGCTGCAACGTAAAAACGGGAACGTGCCAGAAATGCGACCAGTACATAAATAAGGCAGAGGCTGAAAAGACAGACGAACAGCGATACAGCGAAGAGCAGGACGCTATAGACCGCCAGACAAAGAAGAAATTGCAGGAGCGGGCAGACGCAGAAAAAATGGAGCATCTGCCAAGCGAGGGAAATACAGAACATAAGCAGCACGAGGTAAAAATAGTGGCATCTTATTACGAGGACGTAGTAAGCGGGAAAAAGAGCTTTGAGCTGCGGAAAAATAACAGAGGCTATAAACAGGGCGACAGCCTTAAAATGCTGGAATTCAAGGACGGCAAGCACACGGGGCGCACGATTGATGCAGATATTATTTATATGCTGGAAGATTACACAGGGCTTACAGAGGGCTACTGTATTTTGGGTATCAGAGTAACAGACTATACGGGTAAGGTGTCCGAAACGGACACGGAAAGCGGGGCAGAACATGAATAGACGGCAGCGGAAAAAGAAGAAAGCACAGGTATTTACAATTATTCTGGGCTGTACGGCGTTTTGTAAGGCAGAGCAATACGAGAAGATGCGGAAAAGCGTAGAATATCAGTTACGAACAGGCAGCGTGGTTATGCTGCCTGCATACTTGCACGTAGAGGCAATCATAAAGCAGCGAGGCGGCAGAAATATTGAGATTAAGCAGGAAAACGGGGTAGTAAATGTTTGAGTATATGGACGGCATAGTAGATGCAGTGAAAGAATTGGGACAGGCAGCAGTAGACGTAGCAGTATTTGTGACGATATGCACAGCAAAAGCGGTGTTGATAATAACAGCGCCAGTATGGATATTGCCGTATGCGATATGGAGAAAGGGGCGTAAGCAGTGAAATACAGACAGTGGAAAAAGAACTACAAGAAAAAGCACGGAGTAAACCCGCCGTTATGGTTGGACAGGAAAAAGCGGCGTAGGTATATAAGAAAACGGGTAAGACGGATTGCGGCAAGTCTGGAAGTAAATGTTGAAATAATAACTAAAGGCTTAGAGGCATCAGTTATGGCAATAAAAAAGAGGCTGATTGAATTACAAGAGAGAATAGTAGTAAGAGAAAGCGAGGCGGTAGAAAATGACTAATATTTTACTGGGAATTATAGCATTGGAATTGCTGGCTATATTTTCAAAGCTGGACAAACTGGAAGAGGGGAGCAGAAAGCATGAATAATGTATCACTTACAGGGCGGCTTACAAGAGAGCCAGAGCTTAGATATGGCGGGCAGGACAATAGCACAGCTATTACCCGCTTTACGCTTGCAGTAGACGACGGGAAAGACACAGATTTTATAAATATTAAGTGTTTCGGGCGTATTGCGGAATGGGTGCAGAAATGGTTAAGCAAAGGCAGCAGGGCAGAGGTTACGGGCAAGATTAAAACGGGCAGCTACGAGAGCCAGCGCACGGGCGGCAAGGTATATTACACAGAGGTTGTGGCAAATAGCGTAGGATTTGGAGAGAGCAAAGCAGAGGCAGAGGCGAGAGGGCAGCAGCTGCCGGAGAGTGACGGGTTTATGAACATACCAGAGGGAGCAGACGAAGAGCTGCCGTTTAATTAACAGAAAGCGAGGTACAGAACATGGAACAGGAAGAAACAAAGACAATGGCGGCGGCAGGGGCAGAAATGCCGCCAGAGGTTGAAAGCTGGGTACAGCTGCACGAAAGCGAATTAACAGAGTTATTGCAGAAACAGGCAAAGGCTGCAATAACGGAACTGAAAAGACAGGAAAAGCAGGAGCAGAAGAAAGAGAAATACCACAACACTTTTACGCTTATGAAATGTTACCGTGATGCAGTTTTCCATATCGAGAACGCCATAAGCGACGGGCAGCAGTTAGAGCTTAAGGGCATGACGGACGAGCAGCAGCGTACATACTTAGAGAGTATCAGACGCACACGCTTTAAGACACTGATAATGACAGCGCATATAGACAAAGCGGCAGAAGAGATAGAGCGCCGCAGAGAGGCAGCGGGCAGAGGCGTAGAATACAAGGCTTTTGAAATGTATTTTATGCAGGGTATGGACTATGCGGAAATTGCAGAGCAGCTGGACACAGGAAAGAATACACCGAGGCGCTGGGTAACGGGCATCATAAACGAGTTGTCAGTATTATTGTGGGGGATTGACGAAGAGAGGGTAAAGTAAGTGTTTGAAAAAATAAAGGCATGGATAAAAAGAAAGCGGGAAACAGCGAGGGAACAGCAGGCAGCAGACAGGCTGATAAAGCATATAGAGCAGGCGTTAGGATTTGAGCTTTACGAGTGGCAGAGGCTATATATAATAACTGGGATATGGCAGCCGCCAGAGGGACGACTGCACGGAAGAACGACAGCATATATATTGCGGCTATTGTTAGACCAGAGTAAGCCACTGCTGCTGTATGAGTTTTCACAAGTGGCAGCGTATGCAGATAACCCATTTATGGAGCGGCAATATCAGCCAGTACCCATGCAGTATGCAGGCTGGTTTAGGCATGAGATAAGGAGCATATACGAGCAGCTAAGAACAGCAGGCGTGCCAGTAAGAGAAATGATAACAGTACAGCAGCGGGTAATATCGTGGTAAAAATGTGGTGTTTACATGGGAAAACAAAAGAGATACAATGGTAGCATGAAATGAGTAGGCGATAGCTTAAGCCATGTGCGGCAGCAGTTGCCTACTCTTTTTCTATTCATTCTTTAGCCTCCACCCAGCGCATGAAACTTAGGGCGCTGGGGAATGAAGAAAGAGAGGGGACAGTATGAAAGCATGGGCTAAGAGTTTTTATTTATCAGCGGCATGGGAAAAAACCAGAGCCGCTTATTTAATGTCACAAGATTATATTTGTGAACGCTGCGGGCAGCCCGCAAAGATAGTGCATCATAAGCGCTGGCTTAACAGAGAGAACATAAACGACATAAGCGTTACGTTATGCTGGGATAACTTAGAGGCGTTGTGCCAAGACTGCCACAACAAGGAACACCACAAACAGGAGAGGCATAAGCGGTATCGGTTCGACGAGAACGGCGGCATACTCCCCCCATATCAGAAAAATAATTAAAGGGGGCGAATACCGAGGGGGATACCCTAAAATTACCCTACGGGCGTGCGCACGGGTGGTGTAGGGGGTGTGGTGCGGCGCAGGAATGGAAAGCGGGGTAAAGGAATGGCAACAAAGAAAGAGAAAACCAAAGAACAGAGGATAAAGACCGAAAAGACCAGACTTAAGGGAATTTTTAAGGACTTAGACGAAAACAAAAGAAAATTAGTAACGCCGCTGATAGAAAAGGCTGCATTTATGAGCATTGAGCTGGACGACTTGCAGGCGAAACTTGAAAAAGACGGCTGGACGAGTGAGTACCAGAACGGGCAGAACCAGTGGGGAACAAAGAAAAGCCCAGAGGCAGAAACCTACATAGCGCTTAGTAAGAACTATGCAGCAGTGATTAAGCAGCTTACGGAATTAGTACCAGCTGCGAAACGAAAGACAAGCAGGCTGGCGGCTTTGCGGGAAGAGTAAGCAATATTGCCGCCTTATCGAAATTATATCTATGAGTACCACGCAAAGATTACAAGCGGCGAAATCATAGCGGGAAAATGGATAAAGAAAATATACGAAATCATTATAAACGGGCTGCAAAAGCAGGAGTATTTTTTTAATGCAAAGGCTGCGAATAAGGCTATACGGTTCATAGAGAACTTTTGCCACCACAGCAAGGGACGTAATGATTTAATCAAGTTGGAGCTATGGCAGAAAGCCATAGTTTCTGTTATTTTTGGCATACAGGACGCAGAAAAAATACGTATTTTCCGTGAAATTTTTATTGTAATTGGCAGAAAAAACGGAAAAAGTTTATTTGCATCTGCGATTATTGCATATATGGCGTACTTAGAGCCGGAGTATGGACAAGAAATATACTGCTTAGCGCCGAAATTAGACCAAGCGGCGCTGGTGTATGACGGATTTTATCAAATGGTACAGGCAGAGGACGAGTTAGCGGAACTGGCAAAGAAACGGCGCAGCGATATTTATATTGCGGAGAGCAACACGGTAATAAAACCGATTGCTTTTAATGCCAAGAAGTCAGACGGATTTAACCCGCAGCTTGTGGTATGTGATGAAATGGCAGCATGGAGCGGGGACGCTGGACTAAAGCAGTATGAGGTTATGAAATCCGCTTTAGGCGCACGTACTCAACCTATGATATTGAGCATAAGCACTGCCGGATATATCAACGACAGTATTTATGATGAACTAATGAAACGTAGCACAAGTTTCTTGAAAGGAAACAGCAAAGAGCGCAGGCTATTACCATTCCTTTACATGATTGATGATGTGGAGAAGTGGAACGACATAGACGAACTGAAAAAGGCTAACCCTAACATGGGCGTATCCGTAAAAGAAAGTTTCTTTATGGACGAGATAGCCGTAGCAGAGGGCAGCTTAAGTAAAAAAGCAGAGTTCCTTACAAAGTATTGCAATATCAAGCAGAACAGCTCTATTGCATGGCTGGAATATCAGACAGTAGAGAACGCCGGAGTAGAAAAGACCTTAGAGGACTTTAGGGACTGCTACGCAGTGGGCGGTATCGACTTAAGCCAGACAACGGACTTAACGGCAGCCAGTGTGGTTATTCAGAAAGACGGTACACTGTATGCGTTTACACAGTTCTTTATGCCACGGGGCAGGCTGGAATACTTACAGGCTACGGACGGCGTGCCGTATGACATATTCGTTAAAAAGGGGCTGATAACCTTAAGCGGCGAGAATTACGTAGATTACCACGACGTTTACGGCTGGTTTACTATGCTGCTGGAAGATTACGGCATACGACCGTTAAAAATCGGCTACGACAGATACAGCGCCCAGTACCTTATTACCGATATGGCAAATTATGGTTTTCACATGGACGACGTTTACCAAGGCGAAAACCTTACACCAGTTATACGGGAGTTTGAGGGCATCATAAAAGACGGCGATTTTAAGATTGCCGACAACAATTTACTAAAGACGCATTTCTTAAATGTTGCGCTTAAGCACAACATGGAAACAAGAAAATTCAGACCTATAAAAATCGAGCAGCGGGCGCATATCGACGGCTTTGTATCTGTCATAGATGCAATGACCGTGCGGCAGAAATACTGGGAAGAGTGCGGCGAGCTGCTTAAAAATGCCGCATAGAAAGGAGTGTAAACGGCATGAAATTTTTAGACTATCTTTTTCATGGCAAAGAATTAAAAGCCATAGGTAATTATTTCAAAATGCTGAACGGATACAGCCCGACGTTTACCAGCTTTAGCGGCGGCGTGTATGAAATGGATTTGACCAGAACGGCTATAAATAATTTTGCCACACATTGCAGCAAGCTAAAGCCGGAGATAGAGGGCAGCGCCCTTAAGTCGCTGGAAAAGACATTGCAGCATAAACCCAACTACTTTATGGATACAACAAAATTTATAAAGCGTCTGGCAACGTATGTAGCGGTGGAACACACCGCTTTTATTATACCTATCGAGGACGAATACGGGCGCTTATGTGGCTGGTATCCGCTGCGGGCTGAACGCTGCGAGGTGGTAGAGAGCGAGAGACAATTATATTTACGGTATCTGTTTGCAAATGGCAGCTATGGAGCTATTGAGTTTGAACGTGTAGGCATTATGACAGACTTTGAATATAAAGACGACCTTTTCGGAGAGGACAACAGCACGCTTGCACCAACTATGCAGTTGATACATACGCAGAATGAGGGAATTATAAACGCTGTAAAAAATTCGGCAAATATCCGCTTTCTGGCAAAGGTGGCAAATATACTGAAACCAGAGGATATAAAGAAAGAGCGGAAACGCTTTACAGAGGATAACTTAAGCGCCGACAACGATAGCGGCATGATTATTTATGATAACAAGTTTAGTGAGCTGAAACAGGTAGAAAGCAAACCGTATACGCCAAACGCATTGCAGATGCAGCACATACAGGAAAATGTATGCACGCATTTTGGCACAAATATGGATATTCTGCAAAATAAATTTGATGAAAATACGTGGAATGCTTACTACGAGGGGAAAATAGAGCCGTTTGCAATACAGCTATCGCTTGTTATGACAAATATGAGCTTTACAGAGAGAGAAAGAGCCTGCGGCAATGCTATTTTCTTTTCTGCAAACCGCCTGCAATACGCCAGCAACGCCACAAAGTTAAGCGTAAGCACACAGCTTTTTGACCGTGCGCTACTAAACAGAAACGGCGTAATGGATATATGGAACATGGCACACGTTGAGGACGGGGAAAAGTATTATATCCGAAAGGAATATACAGAGGTAAGCGAACTGCACAAAGGAAGTGAGCAGCCAGTTATCATACAGCAAGTACCGCAGCAGACAGAACCAGCAGCGGGAGAAGAGCCGCAGAACGGACAGGAAGAGAAAGAGGGTGTAAATAATGCCAGTTAAGAAAGAGCGGGAATATAGAACGCTGGTAGCGCCTCTGGCTGCGCAGAGTTCCGGCGAAAAGCGCTTACAGTCGGAGTGCTACGTAGAGGGCTACGCTACTACATTTAATGCGCCATACCTTTTATATGAGTTTGAGGACGGCACAAAGATTTACGAAAGAATAGACGCACACGCTTTAGACGGTGCAGACATGAGCGACGTTATCATGCAGTACGACCATGAGGGCAGGGTATTTGCCAGACAGTCAAATAAGACACTGATTTTACAGCCGGACTATAAAGGGCTTAAGGTGGCAGCTGATTTAGGCAAGACAGATTTAGCCCGTGGGCTATACCAAGACATAGAGGCGGGCATGATAAATAAAATGTCATGGGCTTTTAGCGTAGCAGAGGAAAGCTACGACAGAGAAACACATACAAGGACGATTTTGAAAATCAAGAAAGTTTATGATGTATCAGCCGTGAGCATTCCAGCAAACGGCGATACTGAAATAAGCGCCCGTGCTTTTGCGAGTAGGAGTTACGAGCAGGAGCGGCAGGAGTTGCTTAAGAGGCGGGCAGCAATACTAAAGATTAGAGCGAGCTTATAAAATCCAAGACCAGAAAGGAAACATAACAATGAGATTAAAAGAAATTGAGGAAAGATTAGCAGCAATTAAAAACGAGCTTACCACAAGAGCAGCGGAGCTGAAAGAGGAAGAAATTACAGCGCTGGAGAATGAGGTAACAGCTTTACAGGAAGAGAGAGCGGCAATTAAGGCAGCAGCAGAAAAGCGTAGCGCACTGCTTGCGAGAATTGCAGCAGGCGAAAGCGTAGGCGACGGAGAGGGAGACGGCAGCGGACAGCAGAGAGTGCTTAGAAATTTCAAGGGAGCAGCTGGCGAGGGCGATAATGACGACAAATACGGCAGCATGGAATACCGCAAAGCATTTATGAAATATGTATGCAGAGGCGAGGCACTGCCGAAAGAGTACAGAGCAGATGCGGTAAGCAAAAGCACAGACGTAGGCGCAGTTATCCCTACCACAGTGCTTAACCAGATTGTAGAAAAGCTGGAAAGCACAGGTATGATTTTAGCCCTTGTAACCAGAACTGCATACAAGGGCGGCGTTTCTATCCCCGTATCTACTGTAAAGCCTACTGCAACATGGGTAAATGAGGGAGCA